ATGAAACGATATATTCAAGAGTCGGTGTGTGTCAACGGCTTTTCTGAAGAATCTTCCACAGGAGTTTTCTGGGTGATAGAGGATGAGTTGTTTGCTTATCCGTTTGGAACTGTAGATACATACAACGGGCTGGCTAAATCGGGAGCGACTTATAATCATAAACGACTATGGGCGGATGTCAAGCCGAAAGGTTGCAACAAACCATATAATTATTATCCAAGAGGCAGAGTTGAGCTTTCTAACAAAGGGAAACCTATAATATATATGAATCCTAACATAGATGTCTCGTTGATCGATGATATAAAGGCTAAGTTTGGCTTGAGGGAAAATCCGGTAATCAGATATGATCATAGTGTTCATTACAGGTGCTATCTTGATGAGGGGTTTGAGCCTGAAAAATAGTATATGAGAGTCTTGTGCTTAATGGTAGTGTAAATTTATAGTGTAGTAATACTTGCATATAGGATTATCAACGATGTGTCGCCCTCTTCACGAGGGCGTGGATTGAAATATCTTCTGAAATCTATCACTTTGAGAAATACAACATTAAGTTGGATGATAGCTTCATCCAATACGTTTTAAGCAAATGAAATCTTTTAAGCATCCGTCCGAGTGAGTTTTTGACTGCAGAAAAGAAGATGCACAAAACACAAACCGATTTAACTGAACAACTTTACAAAGAAGCAAGACTTGAAGTTGATGATATTCTGTTTCACAATCCGTAATTCATGCCGTTAGGAGATGAACAATATGAAAGAATTAAAAGAGCCTGTGAAAAATTCGGAATTGCATATAAACGCTCAGAGCTACCCTGACGGTTGTTATGAAGAATTAGAAAAGCTAAAAAAAGAATATCAGTCACAATACGCCGATATTGAATCTAAGTATAAAGCTTTTCATGGGCGAGATGACAGATCGGCAAAAGAGCTTATGGATTTAACTGTAGCTTTTCGTAAACGGATTAAAACCATAAGAGATAAATACAACGTTTAAGCAGATTTTAGAGGGCGTTTCCGACTGCCGAAAAGACGTGATAAAACACAAACATTTTGTCACAGCTTTTTGTCGAATTTTTTCACCAGCAATAAAAATGCTTCTAAAAGCAAGAAAACCTAAACGAAAAATCGGGATCGGAGTAAGTTATATGTTTGATTATACGATTTGCAAAGCACCTGATTCGGATATTTTTTTAAGGCAATGCAAGGCTTTGGAGAAAAACATTCCGGACTTGAAAAAGAGCGAAATATTAATAGATATAGATGGTTCACAAATCGCCGTCTATTTTAAAGACGGCAAAAAGGTGACGGTTCATAACAGTTATTATGTAGGTGCGGTTTATATTCAGTCAGAGTTCGATTTAACAACATTTTTCCCGACAAAAGAAAGAGGTGATAAGTAGTGAAACCATATATAGTTCAATTAGAAATCGATGACCGTAAATCTATTGTATATTGCAAGGATGGCACAATATACCAAGGACGATGCATCGGTGACTGTATCGTTACAAATGATGACGGTGAAGATGAAGATGGTGTTCGTTATCAAGATGATGATGGTACAGAGGTACTTTTAATAGATGATGACATTGAATCCGTTAAATTTATTGATTAAGCACCCTTTTCGGAGTGTTTTTCTTATGGTAAAAATGAGATAAGGCTTACATATTAACGTTTAAACAGCACTTTCACGGTGCTGTTTTTATATTGCCCGTTTTGCAAAAATGAAAATCGTTATGGATGAAAAAAAGCAACGTTGATGCCTTGCAAACGCCGAAATAGGCGTTGATACAGAGCATCTGGGCGATATAATTCAGAGTGCGTATATGCAGACGGTTTTCGATGCGACGAAGGGTACGGATTACCGTGCGGCTTTTGATTTAATTCCCGAAAGCCGTGTTAAAGCTATTCTGTCTACTAACTGGAGCGGCCAGATGTTCTCCCAGCGTGTCTGGGATAACACAAACGCACTTGCAGACGGGCTGAAGCACGATATGCTTGTGGGCATTATGGCAGGAAAGTCCGAGCAGCATATGGCGGACGATATAATGAGCCGCTGCGGTGTCGGCGCTTTCGAGGCACGCAGGCTTGTCCGGACGGAAACCACCTACGTTGCGAATATGGCGGAGCTGTACGGCTACAAGGAGCTTGACATTGACGAATACGAGTTTTCCGCCTGCCTTGACAGCCGCACAAGCGATCTATGCCGTGAGCTTGACGGTAAGGTGTTCAAGCGTAACAGCGCACAGGCAGGTGTAAATCTTCCGCCTATGCACCCGTTCTGCCGTTCCACAACGCTCCCCGTTCTGCCGAGCGAGGAGGATCTTGATAAAGAGCTTGCCGAACTGGGCGATGAGATAGGCGCAGATGTTGACTTTGACGAGTGGGAGCGGAACTTACAGCAGGGCGAGGACGGCAAGTGGCGGTACGTTGCAGGAAGTGCGGGTAAACCGATGAGGTTTGCAGGGGATGGTGTTGACAAATCAAAGGGAAATGGTATAATTAATATAGAATTTGATGAATTTGTACCGTGTTTAAAAGATGCAGAAACCGGTGAGATTTTTCAGACGGAAGTTAGAGAACTCACGAAATCTGAATATTCACGCTTCAAGGAGGCTGATGGTTGGAATATAGATTGGTCGGATATTCCTGATGGTGAACAGGTCTTAGGAGTATATCTTAAAAACGATACAGAACCACAGGGACTTATAGCTATACGCAAAGATAAAGGCGGTGTATACTTGTCGTATGCAAGTACAGCACCTATCAACAACAAACTGCTTAACAATGGAAAACAGAAGTTTATTGGAGTCGGAGGACATTTATTTGCGGCGGCTATAGAGGAGTCCGTAAAAGCGGGAAACGAGACCGGATGTATATACGGATATGCGGCTAATCAAGAAGTTCTTAATCATTATATAGAGAATTTTGGCGCTGTTCACTTGCCAATCACTCATGAATATCAGTTTATAATAGACGGGAAAGCGGCAGAGCAAATTCTCTCAAAATATAATTTTGAAAGGATATAAAAATGACTGAAATAATACCGGATCCTGATATTAAGGAATTTGACGGGGTATATGTAGGAGGTAAAAAGCGTTTGCCACCTAATGAATATAATCTTAGCCGATTGGCAGAGTACTTACGGAAGACGAATAAGAAATTTTCAGATTTGAGCAAAGAAGAGAAAAAAGCATTTATTTTGCCTTAAAACCGCCCACAGCAGTGAGCGGTTTTCTTATACCCGTGTGCAATCGATTTCACTTGACTTGAACACCAACTTCACAAAAAACAGCCGTTTTTTGTGAAGTTCGGAGTAAAACGTAACCAAACTTAATAATTTTACCGCCCCTTTTGGAGCGGTATTTTTATACCCAAAAAAAATTTATTCCGAACATTGTGGGCAATGAACACGGTGGGCGGAGAAAGGACAGAAACATGAACAACAGAAGAATTTTCATCGGCTTACAGCACTTCGCAGAGGGCGAGGGGGACGGTGGCACAAGGGCAAACGTTCCCGGCAATCAGACTGCCGATAACGGCGGTGACGCTCAGGATAACGCACAGCAGAAGCCAACCTTTGACGATATGTTAAAGGACAAGGATATGCAGTCTGAGTTTGACAAGCGTGTAAGCAAGGCACTGGAAACAGCAAAAACAAAGTGGCAGAAGGACGCAGACGAGAAGCTCTCGGAGGCAAAGAAGCTCGAAAAAATGAACGCAGAGCAGAAAGCCGAGTACCAGCGTAAGCAGACTGAGGAAAAGCTTGCAAAGCGTGAGGCGGAGGTTACAAGGCGTGAGCTTATGGCGGAAGCTAAGGTACAGCTTGCGGATAAGGGACTTCCCGTAGGGCTTGCCGCTGTGCTTGACTATACCGGTGCGGATGAATGCAAGACGAGCATTGAAACGGTCAGCAAGGCATTTGCCGAAGCCGTTGAATGTGCGGTCAACGAAAAAATGAAGGGCAATCCGCCGAAAATAGGCGCATCGGGCAAGGGCAAAGCTGAACCTGCCTCTCTTGCCGAAGCCCTGAGAATGAAGCAGGCAGGGAAATAATCAGAAAGAGGTAAAAAAATTATGGCAATCACACTCGCAGAAGCAAAAGTCGGTATGGCTGATAAGGTGGATCAGCAGGTAATCGACACATTCAGACGTTCAAGCCTTCTCCTTGACAGACTTGTATTTGACAATTCAATTTCACCCGGCACGAACGGTTCAACGCTGTCATACGGATATGTACAGCTTAAAACACCTGCTACCGCTTCGGTGCGTACCATAAACAGTGAGTACACGGCAAGCGAAGCAAAGAGAGAAAAGAAAACAACGGAAGCGGTAATCATGGGTGGTTCGTTTGAGGTTGACAGAGTTATAGCCAACACAAGCGGCGCAGTTGATGAGCTCGCATTCCAGGCAGAGCAGAAGATAAAGGCAACGTCCAACTATTTTACGAACCTTGTTATTAACGGCACATCTGCCGCTTCGGGCGCAGGCTATGTAACAGGCACGTTTGACGGATTAAAGAAGATACTTTCAACAGCAGACACAAAGGTAACGTCAACGGCGGATCTTTCAACATCGGCACTTACAGATACTAACTATAATGCGTTCCTTGATGAGCTTGACAGCTTCCTTTCACTTCTTGACGGCAAGCCCGATATGCTCCTTATGAACGGAAAAATGCTGGCAAAACTCAGAGCGTGTGCAAGGAGAGCAGGCTATTACAGCAGAAACGAAGATTCATTCGGTACTCCTGTTGAATATTACAACGGCATAGCACTGCTTGACTGTGGCGAATATTACAACGGTACGGCTTCGGTAGATATTGTTGACACAACAACGCCTTCAACTACCGCTTACGGTACAACGGATATTTACGCAATAAAGATAGGTCTTGACGCTTTTCACGGTATTTCGCCTACAGGTACAAAGGTAATATCCTCTTATATGCCCGACCTCACAGCTCCCGGAGCGGTAAAGAAAGGTGATGTTGAGCTTATCGCCGGTGTTGCGCTCAAGAACACCAAAAAAGCAGGCGTGCTGACCGGCATTAAGATACTGCCTAAGTCGTCATCGTAAGGAGAAACGCAATGACAGCACTGGAAACGCTTAAAATCCGTCTTGGTATTTCCGATGAAAAGCAGGACGGACTGCTCGCCGTGCTGCTTGACAGTGCAGAGGACACTATCCTTGACGTTATCGGCAGAGATGAGATGCCTGCAAGGCTTATCAGCGTGCAGACAGAACTTGCGGTTATAGCCTATAACAGACAGGGAGCAGAGGGAGAAACCGCTCGCAGCGAGGGCGGTATTTCCCGTTCCTTTGTATCCGATCTGCCGCCCGATATGCAGAAAAGATTGCAGAACTATCCCCGAAAGGTCGGTGTTATTCGTGCGAATGATGACGGTTGATACAAGAACGCTTGCGGTGTATCGCAAGGTATCAAAGAAAAGCGACTATGTGGGAACGGTATCGGAGCTTAAACAGGTAGCGACAATATCCGCTGTTGTAAAGCCGGTAACCGACAGTGTTTCTGTCGAGCTGTACGGCGAGAGAATACACGGTATGCTGACGATAGCAACAACGGATAAAGACACGCTTAAAGTCGGAGATATAGTTAGGTGTGACGGAGCAGATTATAAGATACTCTCTGTCGCACATTACACTATGCACGACAGTGCAGCGGCAGAAAGGACCTAAGCATATGGAAATGTCAATCGAAGGACTTGAAGGGCTTATGGCAAAGCTCAGACGGCTCGGCGGAAGCGTAGATGCGGCAATAGACAAGGGCATAGGTAAAGGCGTTCAGAAGATAAAGAGTGACGCAAAGGTAAACTGCCCGTATGATACAGGAAGGCTGAAAGGCAGTATCTCTACAGAACACCTTGAGCCTAAGGTCTGGGCGGTCGGTACAAACGTTGAATATGCCATGTTTGTAGAGTTCGGCACAGGTCAGCTCGGCGCACCGGGTGTACCTCACACGATGCAACCGTGGAGATACAAGGACGCTAAAGGCAACTGGCATATAACGAACGGCGCACCGCCGAAACCGTATCTTTATCCTGCGTTGCTTGGCAACAGGGAGTATGTTTTCAAGTCCTGCAAGGTTGAGCTTGCAAGAGCAATAAGGAGCGCAATGGCATGATAGATATTATACCCACAATTGCTGATATGCTTGTCGATATAGGCACGGTGGAATTGCAGTTCCCCGACACCACAGCCGATTTTCCTGTCATTACGTTAAGTGAGATAGCAAATCAGAGCGATACCGTACTTCACGGTGCGGAGCGGCTGTCGGTTATCACGGTACAGATTGATGTATGGGATAAGGCAGACACGCCTGCTGTCGTAGCCGATATGTCGGCACGGATAAGCGTTGTAATGGTATCGAAAGGCTTTCGCCGTATATTCGGACAGATGATGCCCGACGGCGAATTACAGCGTAAATGTATGCGGTTTTCCGCAAAAATAGATGAGTTAAATCACAGGGTTTATAACCCTTGATAAGAAAGGAAAATTATTATGGAACTTTTATCAAAAGGCACAAAATTACAGTATGCCGACACAAAGGCAGGCACATATAAGACGCTTTACGGCTTACAGTCAACTCCCGATATGGGCGGCGATCCCGAAAAGGTCGATGTAACGAACCTTGCGGACGGTGCGAAGCGTTACATACCCGGTGTCAAGGACTACGGCGATCTGGACTTCACGTTCTTTTATAACGATGAAGATGAAAATCCTGCCGTGTCGGAAGCGGACGTAGCGGCGGCGTATTCCACGCTGAGAGCGTTACAGACATCGAACGCAACAGTGTGGTTCAAGCTGATTTATCCGGATAATACGGGCTATCAGTGGAGCTCAAAGGTATCGGTAAAGCGTTCTGCGGCAGAGGTCAATGCCGCACTGAAATTCACGCTCAGAAGCACACCTCTTACAGAGCTTGAGGACGTAACTGCTGCGGTATAACTTGACATTTATAACCCTTCGTGGTATTATAAAGAAAAATATAGTATCACGGAGGGAATATTTATGGTATTAGCTGTTGTTTGTTTTATACCCGGAGCAATACTTTTAATCGCTTCTTTTTTCGCTTTTTTTAGCAATCAAGGAACCGTTGGTGCGGTAATGCTCGCTTTGGCACTGCTTTTCCTGCTTTATGGCGTTTACAGGATTAGGAAAGTAAAAAAGTCGGGCGGTAAAAGTACATCTTCATCTAAACGTTTCATTGTAAAATGCTACGGTGTTGCGCTGTACGGATTGCCACAGGGGGAGTGCGAATGTTTGCTGTCCTTGTTTGGTGACAGGGTAGTTTTTACGGTAAACAAAAAAGATTCTGTTCTTAAGGCAGAAAAAATAACGTCTGCTTTGCTGAAAACGAACTCCGAACTCAAAGGAGCTTCTGCAGGCTCGACCGTTGCGGGAGCGTTACTGTTCGGCGTTCCGGGTGCAATTATCGCATCACGACCTAAGAATGTGACTGAATATGTTATCATAATAAATTATACAAGCGACGGTGAGCTAAAAACGGTAGCTGTGGCTGTAAATAAAGATAAGAAGTATGAAGCAGACAAGATAGTCAATTATATAAACAAGCATATGTCGGGCGGAAGCGACACAGTGTTGTAATTGCGCTGAGAAATAAAATTTATTAAGCACATCTGAGAGGGTGTGCTTTTCTTATGCTTAAAATTAAACGGAGGATATTAAAATGGAAGAAAACAGATTACCCTATGAAACACTGAAAATCGGTGATACCGAGTACAAGCTCAAAATCTCGGCTTCATCGGCAATCGAGATTGAGAAGAAAACAGGCAAGTCGCTTGTTGCGGGTATGGCGGATTTTGACAAGCTCGAAACAGTAACGCTGTATCTGTGGGGCGCATTAAATCGCTTCCAGGCGAATATTGACGTCAGAAAGGCGCAGGAGATCTATGACGATTACATAGACGCAGGCGGCGACCTTTCGAATATGGCGGAAATACTCTTTAAGACGCTTACGGTGTCGGGTTTTTTCAAGCGTCAGCAGGCAGAAAAACTGCTGGCGCTCGCAGAAAAGGCAGAGAGTGGAGCAGTGCAGGAGAGCTGATAACTAATCTTTACCGCCCGGCACTGACGGCAGGAATAACACATAAAGATTTCTGGGACTTATCGGTACGGGAAATAACGCAGGCGATACAGGCAAAAAATGAATACGACAAGGCACACACCGAGCTTAACGAACGCTTGATGTGTGCCTTTGCTTATAGCATCGGTCAGCTTGTTGCCATCGGTGTCAACGCTCCAAGGCAATATCCGCACAGCATTGAAAAGGCATTTCCTAAGCTGTACGGGCGTGATAAGTCGGAGGGAATACCTGTGTCGGACTGGGAGTTATCAAAGCAGAATATGGCTGAATATGCGGCGGCTACGAAAGGCAGGTACAGTAAGTGACAGTAGAAGAACTGAACGTTATAGTCAGTGCAAACAAGGATGATTTTGACCGTAAGATAAGACAGGTCAACGATAATCTTGTGAACGTGAAAAAGCAGAGCGAAGATACTTCTGCCGGCGCTATGGAATCTTTCAAAAGTCTTGCTTCCGGTCTTGCGTCTCTTGGGATAGGCGATATGGTCAAGCAAGCTATAAGTCTTGCAGGAGACCTTCAGCAGAACATAGGCGGTTCGGAGTCGGTATTCAAGAATTATGCCGGCACGATTCAGAAAACCGCAGAAACTGCCGCTTCTTCGCTTGGACTTTCACAGAGCAAGTATCTTGCGACCGCCACAAAAATGGGTTCGCTCTTTCAGGGCTCGGGCTTTTCGGTAGCACAGTCTGCTGATATGGTAACGCAGTCTATGCAACGAGCATCTGATGTAGCAAGTATCATGGGTATATCCGTTGACAGCGCCATGGAAGCTGTTGCAGGCATGGCAAAGGGCAACTTTACCATGATGGACAACTTAGGCGTTGCCATAAACGACACGAACCTACAGATATACGCACAGGAAAAGGGACTTGGAAAGCTCTCTACCACACAGCAGAAGGTCAATGCCGCTATGCAGATGTTCCTTGATAAGTCGGACTATGCGGCAGGAAACTACGCAAAGGAAAACGATACCTATTCGGGTGCGCTTACGACATTCAAGGCAGAGCTTGAGGATTTTGCCGCAGAAGCCGGTACAGCGCTCCTGCCGCTTGTTCAGAGCGTACTTCCTGTGTTGTCGGGTGCTTTTAACGCTTTAAAGCCCGTGATAATGACGGTAGCAGAAGCTGTCGGAGGGCTTGGCGGTATTGTAGCGGATATACAAGCGAAGATTGAAGCGGCAACGCCTGCACAGCAGACAATGCTGAAAATCGCTATCGGTATGGCTGTGGCAATACCCGCCGTGACAATGGCAACAAGGCTTATGGCTGCTGCAAAAGCGGCTTACAGCGGTGTGCTTGCATTTCTGATACCAAAACAGCTTACATTTGCAAGTGCTTTAAAAGCGACTATGGGCTGGATAGGAATAATAGTCGGTGCGCTGGCATTATTCGGTATGGCGACAAACAAGGGGACAGAAAGCGTAGAGGACAGCTCCGAAAAGCTGAAAAAAGAAAATGAAGCGGCAAGCGATGCGTCTGAGGGCGTTGATGATGTTGCAGAAAGCACAGATAATCTAACAGACAGTGTAAAACGCAGTCTTGCAGGCTTTGACGAGCTTAACAGACTGTCGGGAAATTCAGGTACGCTTGCTTCGAGCGTGGTGTCAAGCGATGATGTTGAGAATGCGGAGGGCCTTGCGGAAGCAATGAGCAATGTGCAGGAGCAGGTCGGCGGAACATCTTTAGAAACATCTTTAGGCTTGAATTTTGACTTTGACGGTTTGCTTGACGGTTTATCGGGAGTTCTGAATAAGGCAAATGAGATAATCACGGATCTTTTCGGAGAAGAATTTGTAGAATTCTTTAAAGACGTAGGTGAAGATATTTATAATATTTTCAACGGCAACGAAACGGAGCAGTACAATGCTTTGGTGCGGCTTAATGACAAGTTTAAATCACTTTTCGGCGATTTGGGGGAAGGTTGGTCTGATTTCTGGCAAGGCATTGGAGAAGGTATATATAAATTTGCTAACGGTGATTTGCTTGGTGGACTTGAAAAGATAAACAGTATGTTTGAAGGCCTTTTCGGTGATCTCGGAAAAGGCTGGTCTAACTTCTGGCAGAGTGTAGGCGCCGGGCTTTATGAAATGACACACGCAGATGAACTCAAAGAAATAGACCTTTCCAGCAAATACGGAACTTCTATAGGCCTGGCACAGCTTGATTCAAACGAATATATGCGTTCCGGATACGATCCTTCTGAGGCGTGGAACATGGCTCTTGAAAAGAACGGACTTACCTCCAACGAAGCGCTCTATGCGGTAAAGCAGTTCAGCACATACGATCCGCAGAAAGCGTATGAAGAACTGCAGAAAAACGGGCAGATTAACAGCCCGGATACCTGGGGTGGCTTAGGACTTTTAGCGTTAAAAAAATACGCCGACGGCGGTTTTCCCGACTATGGCGACTTATTCATAGCTAACGAAGCCGGACCTGAGCTTGTCGGCACTATCGGTAACCGTACCGCGGTTGCGAACTCGTCAAGCATAGAAACAGCAATATATAACGCTGTACGCTCGGCTATGTCAGACAGTACAGGCGGTCAGTCCGCAGATATACACGTCACGGTCGATATAGACGGAGATACGGTCGGTGAAACCGTAGCACGCTATAATGCCGTAAGAAGCCGCAGACTTAACGGAAGGAGTTAATATGCAGACACTTATAAAATTCGGCAGCTTCACACCGATTTCGCCCAAATCATACGGCGTACAGCGCTCCGACCTTGACAGCGAGGACAGCGGCAGAAGTGAAACAGGCGTGATGTTCCGCAACCGTATCAGAGCGGGCGTGTACAAGATACAGGTAACGTGGAGGGTGAACAGATCGCAGCTTTCCGCTATAGCAAATGCGATTTCTCCCGATTCGTTTTCTGCAACATTTTTCGACCCGACCACAGCAAGCACAAAGACCTGCACAATGTATGCCGGCGACAGAAGCGCAACTATGATACTTAACGCCGACACTGCCGCAGAAACGCTGTGGGATTTAAGCGTAAACTTTATCGAATATTAAGAGGTGATTCTATGCTTGATGTATCAGCCGCTTACACGGCGGCGATTAAGGATAAAAACCGCACAGACCGCATTGCAGGTACAATTAAGCTCTGTGACGGTGAAACGATAAACATAACCGATGATATTATTGTTAACAACAGCGTCACGCTGAAAGAACAGCTTGTATCGGGTGATACCCTTGAAATAGGCACGTTCTACACAAATCAGCTTGATATAACGGTGTATGACGATAACTTTTTGTCACGGAGTTATGCGAATGCAAGGGTAACGCCGAAATACGAAATACAGCTTGCAGGCGGTACTTGGGAAAGTGTTCCGCTCGGAATATTCACGGTAGACAACAGTCTTACAAAGCGCAAGGGCAGTATCCACAAGCTGACGGCTTTTGATGACAGCACAAAGTTTGACGTTGATATATCGGCGTATTCGGGCGGAAAAAAGACGGTGCAGCAGCACATAAAGGATCTCGCCGCAGATGTCGGAATAACGCTTGCAACAACAGATTTCAGTTCATATCCGAACTACAATCTGATAGTGGATTCAACGGTTTCTTCATCCGTGCAGACGTACCGAGATTTGATAGAGTGGTGCTGTGCGCTTATGGCAGCATCGGCAAGAATCAACAGATACGGCAAACTCGAAATTGTTAAACTCAAGGAAAAGAAGAAAACCGTTGACGGTGTGCTTGTATATGACGCAGACTATACGGTCGAGGGGTATGAGCGTACCGGCACGGAGTTTTTCGACCTCCGAGCGTTGACGAAGTATTTTTCTACAACCTTTGACGGTGAACAGTATGTGTATGCAAACAGTTCAGCGCTTGAGGATACGATTGCAAGAAAAGCGACATTGTTTCTTCCCGAAAATCCGCTTTTGCGTTCTGTATCCGACGCTGAACGTAAGACAGCTTTTGAAGCGTGTGCGGACACAATTTATATCGCACTGCGCCGTGTGGAATTTTCTTTCAACGGAAATCCTGCTATTGAGTGCTTTGATACGCTTTGCGGTAATGGAGGAAAGATAGATGTAAACCGCACAATAGCTTTCTTCCCGACATCACTTGTATGGAAATACAGAGGGGCTCATAAGGTAAGCTGTGCGTTTGCGGAACTGACGGATGAGGCAACAGCGAGCGCATCTGAGGCGGCAATTTTAGTAGCGACGGAAGCAAGCACAATAAACAAGATGCCTGTGCAAGTAAAAAGCAAGATGGAAAAACGTCTTGATGGGGTTGGTAAAACGGCTTCTGATGCCGGCGGTGTCGGAAAGTTTACCGATACCGACAAGACCAGTGAGATATTCAATGATTACAGTGGCAATACGGCAAGCGGCAATTATTCGCACGTTGAAGGTTATAAAAATAATCTGAAAAGCGAGGGGGCCGCACATAGTTGGGCAACGCACATCGAAGGCGCACAAAACACAGAAGCAAGCCGAACATCGTGTCCATCAGATAAAAAAGCGTCATACAACCACATAGAAGGCAGGCAGAACAACTGTTGGGGCAGATTAAATCACGTGGAAGGTGTTAACTGCTTTGCAGAATATGATACGCAAATGTGTCATGTGGAGGGAAACAATAGTTATGCCTCTGAGGGAGCAAGAGTGGCACACGTTGAGGGAAAGAATTGTGTAGCAGGTGGGAACTGTACACACGCTCAGAATCTCGGCACAATCGCAGAAAAAGATAATTGTACCGCATTAGGCAAGTATAATAAAGATCTTGGTTATGCAGTTATGATAGGCGGCGGAAGTAGTGATACAGACCGGAAAAACATACTGATTGTTGCTTGGGATGGGACTGTAAGGACTACAGGAGGTGTTGACGCTGGCGGAAATATATCGGGTATAAACGGTACGTTTGGCGGTAAATTAAGTGTTTTAGGAGATGCCAACTTCTATGGTAAGACAAATTTTAAAGTGCCGATTGCCACTAAAAACGCTGTAGGCGGTATAAAAGTCGGCGAGAATCTGTCTAAATCTGAGGACGGAACGCTATCAGCAAGCGGTGGCAATAGCTATGTTTTGCCCTCTGCAACCGCTGACACGCTGGGCGGTGTTAAGATAGGCGATAATATATCGGTAACGGCTGACGGGGTTATCTCGGTTGATATGTCGGAGTATCTTAAAAATGCTGATATAGCGGACTGGGCAAAAGCTGAAAGCAAGCCTGTGTACACGGCAAGCGAGGTCGGACTTGGCAATGTAGACAACACCGCAGATATAGACAAGCCTGTATCGACAGCGACACAGATGGCACTTGATAGCAAGGATTACCTCAAAGCTACAGAAATAACCGGGCAGACTATTGATTTAAACGATATTACGCTGAACACGGCATCAGACAAAGGCAAGAGTCAGCGGTATTTCTGCACATCGGCATCTGCACAGAATATATCAAACCGCCCCGTGTCTGCAAATGAGCCTTTTGAGCTTACTGTTGACAATATCCGCTATGTGAATGCCGACGCATTTAACAGCGTCCAAAGGTACACGTCCGTTACCAGAAAGCGGTCGTACACACGCTGGTGTGACGATAATATATGGCGAGCGTGGATGTGTGATACGGATATAGTTATATATGGCACTGTAACGTCAGAATTACCCAAAAGTTTTGACTATGCCACATACGGCGAAGGCTACAATCAGGTAGAGATTGAGCCGTACTATGACAACAACGCAAGCCCTATCAGAAACCGTATTGTTTTGACGTTGACAAGTGCCACATTCTACGACAGAGATGTGCTGACAGTCGGCGATTCTGTCGAGCATCTGAAAATCGAGAACGGCACCGTTATGATGTCATTGACAGGAACAAAAACCCTGTCATTTATGATAAAATACACTAACAAGAGAGCGTAGGTGATGAAAATGCAGATATTTCCGGATGGAACGTTTGTCCTCGGTGGCATCGAAACTGAGGACGCAGTAATGGAGGGCGCAAGAATTATCCCGGATGACAGCGAGGAAGCGCTCGCAATACTCGCAAAGCAGGGAAAAGAAGAAGCAAACAGCGCCGAATAGGCAGAAAGGACGAGAAATGAGCAAGATACAGATAATCATTGACAGCATAGCAGGTGCTGTCGGAGCGGTTTTAGGCTTTATGTATGGAGAAGTTACGGGGCTGTTCTGGGCGTTGATTGCGTTTATGGCACTGGACTATATCACAGGCGTGGTTGTGGCAATCATAGAAAAGCGCTTATCATCAGAGGTTGGTTTCAGAGGTCTGGCAAAGAAGTTTCTGATACTGGTATTTGTTGCAGTTGGCCATATTGCCGATACATACTCG